AGCTGGCGAAACTTGTCGCTGAGCGATGTGGCGTCGATCGCCTCTCGGTCGGTGGCCAGCGTGTAGTCGATGACGTTGCCGAGCACGTTGTAGGTGGCGTCCTTGACGGACACCTCAACCGGCAGGGCAGGCGCCGCAAAACTGGCAAGCGAGAGCTCGTTTGCGCGGGTGTTGTTCACCGCATCTTGGAAGCTGCGGAAGAACCGCAAGCCGCCTGCGCCGTTGACGTTGACGAACGCCGAGATGCTGTCCTGCACCGCGCCTTCGTTCCACGCCGAGGCGGCAAAGCAGATCAATCCGCGCGGATCGCTGGTCGTGATCGAAACGCGATCGCCGGTGATCAGGTTGTCGAGAGCGCTGTCGAAACTCAGCCGCTCCAAATCGGTGTTCACGTCGTCTGGGCTGATGCTCTCGCTGAGCTCACCCATCAGCACGGAGCTGCCGCGCCTCAGCCTGACGTTCCCCTTCGTGCCGAGGAAGAAGGTCATGCGATCACGCCGCCAGCGAGGAAGTCGCCATCGACCGTGAACTGGATCGGCACGGTCACCAGCTCGCCGGTGCTGACGCCAACCTGCGCGGAGGTGATGTAGGCGAAGAACTCCAGATCATCGGCGGCGTTATCGCTGACGCGCAGGCGCAGCTTGACGCGATCGGTTTCGGTGACGGCGCCCACCTTCTGCACTTTGCCGAGCAGTGCGGTGAACTGCGCCAGCGTGGCCGACTCGCCGGCCTCGAGGCGGTAGTAAAGCAGCGTGGCCGACCCGCTGGCCGACTTCAGGCCAGGTGTGAAGGTTGCAGCGGTGCTGTCGATCGCTGTGGTGCTGAGCAGCTCCACGCTGGTCTCCACCGACCAGTCACGGATCTTCGCCACGGGTTTGTAGGCCGCGCCGTCCCAGAACTCCAGCTTGCCCGTGCGGCCTGTGTAGAAGCCCATGAACGGCGGCCCAGTCTGAAATCAGGCTAGCGAATGGTGAAGCCACTATCCGCGAAAGCCGCGATCAGGCTCAAGGTCTGGCCATCCTGCTGAATGCACGGATGCTCAATGGCCTTCACCGAAACCTGCCCGTCTTCATCCATTTGCACCTCCGTCACTCGGAACACCCGCTTGCGGGTGATAGAGGTGCCGAGCACAAACAGGCGGCCGACATAGGGTGCCAGCGCTGCAGCGGTGCCGTTGGTGACGGTCACGCTGTCCAGGCTCACCACAGCGCTGCCGGACTGGTAGACCAGCGCCTTCAGGCCGCTGCCGTTCGGCACCTGCCCGATCGGCGTGTTGAGCACGCCGCCGGCCTCCACCACGCCGGTGCTCACCTGATCCCACTGGTTCTCGCCGATCGCCACGTAGATGTAGCTGCCGGGCTCCAGCACGCTGTCGGTGGGGAAGGTGGAGAACTCGATCGCGCGGCGGATGTGGCGCCGCTGGTTGCAGAGCAGCTTGCCAAACCGGATCGCCTGGCTGCGGTTGGTGACGTATTGGGAGAGATCGAAGGTCTGCCGCACGCTGTTGGCGTCGATCGCATCGGCGCGGCTCACCTCCACGCTGCGGTTACGCGGGAAGACGCCATCGCGCTCAGTGTCGCGGTAGATCACCGAGGCGATCAGGTCCTGCACGCTGCTGCCGAAATCGAGGAACTCCTCGCGGTAGCTGTCCTCGAGGATGTTGCCCTGGTTGAACAGCGCCGAGATGGTGACCTGCCGGGTGATGTTGCCGGCGTCATCACATGGCACCGCCGGCACCAGCGTTTCGCGGCCACCGACACGGCCGAGCTCAAGCAGCGAGAACGGCGCCACGTCAGCCCAGAACTGCCGCCACGGCACCTGCTCGGCGATCACGCCATCCATGAACAGCTCGTTCTGGCGGCAGAACTTCTTCGCCAGCGCCAGCGCCTGCAGATCGACGCCGCCAATTTTGGCGAACCGGCCGATGCCGTTCTCGCCGTCAAGGATGGTGTCGAGGAAGATGTCGGGCGCGTAGCTGCTGGAGCCGTTGGGTTCAGCGGGGTAGGTGCCGTCATCCCGCAGGCGGCGCAGCTTCTTGCCCTCCAGCGTGAACACCGACAGCGAGCGCAGGTCCTGGATGCCTTGGCCGCTGTAGGCGTTGAAGCCGAGCAGGCTGAGCCCGCTGTAAAGGTTGGGGTAATTGCTGAAGGGCTCGATGCGCTGCTCCGTCACGGCGCTGATCGAGAACTCGGGACCACCTTCAAAGCTGAAGCTGGTCTGGGTGTCCGAGCGCATGGAGAACAGACCCCACTCGTCCACCTCGTAGGGGTTGACGTTGATCGGCGGCTTCAGACCTTGCCGCGCGCGGATGCTGCCAAGGAAGGTGAACTGGCCGCCAGCCGGTCCGGGGATGATCTGCGTGTCGCCGCTGTTTTCGATGTAGGCAAAATCAGCGAGGCCGTGGAACTGCATCTCGGCAGCCGGCTCGGCGATCGGATCGAAGCGGAACTGCCAGTTGCCGATGTTGTCGCCTGCCACGAACTTCAGCGACATGAAGTTGTCTACGTCGGCGCCGCGGCGGACGGCGAAGATGTAGGGCAGTCGGCTCCATTCGTTGCCGGTGCGGCGGTAGCGCAGCCAAAAGAAGGCCGCGCGCACCTTGGTGCCGTTGTCGCTGTCGCGGAACCGCTCAACCTTCTCCTTGCCATATTTCGGCGCACGGCCCTGGATGCGCTTGAAGACCTTGGCCTTCAGCGCGAAGTCCACCACGCGGCACTCGGTGATCGTCTCGTAGCCGGCCTCCTCCATCTTCACCAGACACTTGGTGTTGAAGTAGTCGTTCCAGCTGTTCGGGTTTTCGAGGTAGCGGGTAAGGTAGTCGATGCGCTGCTGCTTTTGGTTTTTCTGGTTGCGCCAAGCTGCGTTGCGCAGATCCATTGCGTTCTGATTAAGATTTCCTGCTTCAGAAGCCAGCTGATAGAGGGTGTTAAGGGTGTCTTTTTCCGAGTCAATAATCCACGCGCGCTCCTCCTTGGCTGTCCTTCTTCTGTCGCCTCTATAGCTCCAGTCGTATACTTTATCGGCTAAACCGTAACGCTCAATGCGGCGGTCAAGACGCGCCTGTGCCTTTTTGATAGCCTTGTTGGCTTCAATAAGCCGCACCTTAAGAGCGTTTATTTGCTGCGGCGTTTTTGTTCTTTCGTTCCTTGGAAGCTCAAGCTGATCATCAATTTGATATTGGAGATCGCGCCTTTCGTCTCTAGCTTTGTCGAGCGCATCGGCAGCTCGGCGCACCGGTCCATCAACCGCAATGCTGCCGTTCAAGATGCTCTCAAGTTCCGCGTCAGTCCACTGGCGGTCCGTCAGGTCGGCAAGCTGCTGCTTTCTTGCGCGCAACTCCTCAAGCCGTGCATTGGCCGCATCGGCAAAACCAGGAAGAAAGATCGGTTCATTCAGCGTCAGTAAGCGGTCCAGCTCGTCAATCTCACCCTGCAACTGGATGATCTCGCTCTGCGCTTCCCGGCCGTTCTTCTTGAAGTCCTCGGTGCCGTAGTCCTCAGCCGGGCAGATGCCAGCCTCGATGCACTCCATCGAGACACGCATGGCGCCGTCTTCGAGCTCCACGTTCTTGATCGGTGCCGCCACGCGGAACTTCGCGCTGCCGAGCTTGTAGGTGCTGGCCGCGTCGATGTAGCTGGACAGCGTTCGGCGCAGCTCCCTAGCCGCGCGTGCGGTGTCGCTGCCGCCTGAGTTGATCTGGCGGAAGATCAGCGTCATGCGCTGCCCGACCGGGACCGTGGGACGCGCATCGTTCAGCACGTTCAGCGGCCAGTAGCTCTCCAGCCCGGCGATCTCCACGCCAAGCGGTGCGTCCTTCTCCCTGCCGTCCTCATCGCGGTCGATGTAGACCACGTTGATCGGGATCGGCGCGAAAACACCGAACCGGGTCATGGTGTTCGGCGAGAAGGCCTGGCTGAAGCCGTCCTGATGGTTGTCGCCGATCAGCGTCGGTCGGTAGGCGATGCTGCTGGCCGCCTCACCGATGCGCGTCGGGTCGCTCTCATCACCGCGGATCAGATCGGAGAACCGCAGCGGCCGGTTGGCGCCGAGATACGCCCAGGTCTTGCCGGCTGCCAGCTGACGGATCGGGGTCTGGCCGAACGCAATCCGCGGCGGTGCGATGCGCTCAATGTTGGACGCGCCGATCGCCACCAGCATCTGCATGAACTGGCTGGAGCCCTCGCTGTGGACAGCGGACCACACCAGCGAGCTCGCCACGCGCACGCCGCCGGTCGGGTTGTCGTCCACGTTGCAGTAGACAAGGTTTACTGGGTCGCCGTACTTCGCCAGCTCCTGCTGTGAGTTGAAGCCGAACCGCGGCGCGAACACCTGATCACGGCGCTGCCGCTGGTTTTTCGGCTCCTCGGGCTTGGGTGTTAGCAGGTAGCTGACGGCCTGCAGGATGATGCCGACCACCGCGAGGATGATCGAGATCGGCTCGGCGCGCAGTTCCTGCAGCTTCTCCTCACGCGATCGCGTGAAGTCGTGCTGCACCGCCAGAAACTCGAGGTATTCGTCCTCTGAGACCTTGAGAATCTGGATGAGCTCGTGCTCGTAGGGCAGCAGCTTGCGCGTCATCGATCCATCCAGAAGTAGCGCGCCACGCCATCAGGCAGCGGCGCCTGAACCACATTCTGCCCCGGCCCGATGAACAGCA